AGCAATGTGTTCAAATACGTCTGCTGTATTTGAACTGTTTCGTTGAATTCCCGTAACACCGTCACCTACAAATACAGACCAGTCAGTTGTTGATGATTGAGCTATATGAAATCCTTTTTTATTTGATTGTGATACTCCTAGTTTTACCAATCGTCCACTTGATGTATCACCTCCTCCATCTCTTTTAGCCCAAGCTGCTATTGTACCTGCGGTTGTTGGTCTTGTAAATGTTGGCAAAGTAACAACATCATTCTTATCAAAGTGTATTGCATTGTTTATTTTCCCTGTTACTGACATATCTTCTGTATTCTCATTAGCTATCCCATCATTCCCCCCAACACTATCAACAACATCTGTATTAGCAAGAGCATCGTTCATTTTCCAATGACCCACTGGACTAACACTTGGCATTATAAGACTGTCCTTGTCAGCCCATATTTCAACCTCGTCATTCAGAGTAAAAGTATCGTCATATTTGCCATTGCTATTATCAAACTCAATAGAAAAGTTACTTGTTGAGTTGAAATCTCCAATGTTTTTGTCAACATTTATGTTGGGTACATTACTATACTCAACATCCTTAATTTCTAGTTTATTGTAGACTGTAATTTTGACCTCCCTATGCCTAATTGTGGCATATCACCTTGTTTATAATGTAATTTAATATGCTTTGACTGTGTCATCTTCATCTTGTTTTCAGGTCTATCATCTTCGTGAACTCCATTAATATGGTGGGTGATAGTTTGCATCCTTATTTTATTGGTTTTACTAATTTTCTTTTTGTGAATGGTAGACAGTTTTATTCCTATTAATTCAGGTCTGTTCCCATTCCACAAAGTGGGTCGCTTTTTTCCTAACCAAAATCTTGTGGGATTTTTCAATTTTGCATCACTTAATTTTGTTCTATGTTCCTCTGTTTGTTTATATCCTTTCTTTGGCATTTTAATTTAGCATAACTTTGTTATTAAGCTCCTCCTGTAAACTCTCAGCAATATCTCTTCCTGTCAATCCATTAATATTTTCAATGTTAATTGTAATCATTCCAGTTCCTCTACTACCACTCAATGGCACAACCGCCTCTGGTCCTCTCTCACCAATCATGGCTAGTGTCGGTTTTCTGACTATGCCCCCTTCTGCTAACATTGGAATCATATCGAGCTTTGCAAAATCTAATGTAACTCTGTCCAATCTTGGAATGTTTACTCCGGGAATCTTATTTATCAACCTTATAACATCATTCACCTGTTTAATCATCAAGTTTATAGCCCAAGCCACGCCCTCAACAACCGCATTCCATGCACCTCTTACTGTATTTGCCATACCTATGAATAAATTTCCTATTGCTCTTGTCACTATCCTTGCAGCTTCAACACCAGCACTCCAAACATCTTTAATAAACTCCCATGTTTTCTTTGCATTATCTTTTATTTTATCCCAATTCTTTATAAGCAAAATTCCAGCTACAATCATTGGAAAGAACAATGCCGTTAAAACTTTCATCCAACCTGCCATTTTATCCCACTTTTTGAATAGAAAAACTGTTGCGGCAACTAGCAACCCAATAGCTGCTGCAACAGCAAATATGATTAGTAACCAAGGACTACTTACAAGAGTTAGGACTGCGACCGCCCCTGCTAATAATAATACCATTGCTGCTGCTGCAGTGCCTGCAATAATCGCAGTCTGTAATGTTGGACCAAGCCTGTCCCATAAGTTAATCATTTTATCAAGTATTGGAATAACAACATTTTTAATAATAGGAACTAATTTATCTCCAATTTCAGCACCTAATATAGCAAACCTATTCTTTACTATATCTATTTGAGATTCAAGAGTGGAATATCTTTTTTCTGATTCTTCAGTTAATGCTATGTTTTCTTCCCAAAATTTATCAGCTTCTTTCACTGCATTTGATATTCCATCTTGTGAACCTGCCAACCTTAACATTGTATCTGTTATTCTAATAGACTTTAAGTCCAAATCCTCTAATACACCAAAAGTATTACCACCTTCATCTGTTATTCTTTTTAGTCCTATAACTACTTTAGAAATAGCTTCTACTGGTTTATCTTTCCACATTTCTGAAAATTCTTCAATACTCATTCCTGAAACAGCAGCAAAGTTAGATAATTCATCACCTCCTTCAGCAACTGATTTAGCTATAGTAATCATTGCTCTTGACATTGCGCTTCCACCCATTTCTGACCTAATTCCTAATGCACTCATTGCCGCAGCCATACCAAAAATTTCTGGAGTAGTCAATCCTATTGTTTTTCCAGCACCTACAATTCTTGTTGACATTTGTAAAATTTCTTGTTCAGAAGTAGCAAAATTATTACCTAAACCAACTATTGCTGAACCCATCCTATCAATATTGCTTATTGGTTCTCCCATCACATTAGCTATTCTTGCCAAGTCAGTTGCTGCTGCTTCAGCAGTTAGATTTGTAGTAACTGATATATCTGCAATTGTCCTTGTGAATTTTGCTAAATTATCAACACCTTCAACCCCCAATTGTCCTGCAATTTCACCAATAGAAGAAAGTTCTTCAAATGTTATCGGAATAGTACTACTTAAATCTTTAAATCTTTGCTCTAAATCTGCAAATTCCGCTTCAGACAAATCAACAGTTTTCCTAACACCAGTAAATGCACTTTCAAAACTTATTGCTTTACTTACAGCCAACCCAAGTCCTGCAGCAATTGCTGCGCCTGCTGCTCCAGCTATTAGTCCAGCCTTTTGAAAGTTTTTTAAACTGAGGGATGCCTTATCAAAAATCCTACTAAAATTGTCTACAGCATTTATAACAATGTTTACTTCGTCACCACTTTGTCCAAATACCATTATCTTCTCCTTGCTCTTCCCATTGATTTATTTTTTCTATCCATTTTTTTCTTTTCGTGTTCTTGTCTTTTCACTTTCCTGTTTGATGCATCTACTAATCTACTAATTTCAGGATATGTTAAATTTGGTATTGTAAAGTATGTATAACCATACTTATGCAACCAAAAAATTGTGTCGTTTTCATTTTCTATTTTTTTTTTAATACCAATTCCTGATTAGCAATAGCTTCTTCTGTCTTTTTTGAAATGTCTTCTTGATTTACCCCCAAACTTACAGCCAGTATTGCCTGAGCAATGGATGTCATTATCTGTGGTTTCATATCAACAATTTCTTGCTCTGTCAACACAGGACTAATCAACCCATTTCTTATTACATCGCTATCGGCATCTGTCCTCTCAGCAATATTCTCCGATGTGGCTTTTGCATAAATTTCTTGCAACTTGCCTCTTGTCAATGGAACTACATTAACAGTTGGCTTTCCATCTACATTTTCAAGAATAGCATCTTGCGGTATCAATTTTCCCCCTTCTCCTCGTTGAAAGATAATATTTTCTTTCTTTATTTCTGTCATTATTTTATTTCCTCCTTTCACTACTGAATATGATGTTCCCAAAAATTAAAGGAACAAAAAAACAAATTATCTTGCATCATACAAGTTTATATCATCAACTACCTTAGCGGCAACATGTTGAGGAACAATAGTAGCTGTCTGCTCTGTCATTCCCTCAACTGGGCTTGGCACATCCATATCTGTTACTTTACATCCACTCATAACAAGGAATATACTACCTGCATTTCCAATACTTTGTATCATAGAATTAAAAGTCGTTCCCGAAATATAGTGGTTATAAAGTGTTCTTGCGTTGCCATCGTCAGCAACAAATGTAGCGGTCAACTCATAATCCCTATTCAAAGGCAATGGACTTTTTATCTCTCTGCTACCATTCACATAATGTTGTCCTTCTAAGTTGTTATTTACATTGAATGTGAAGTCAGTAACATTGTCATATGTTGTTCCCGAAGGAATCTGTAACTGTGAATCACTCCACATATATGGTCTTGTTGTTGTAGCCGTTGCTGCAGTAATTGCTCCCGAACCTAAACTTCCTGTCTGTGCAGTATATCCAACTTCACAACTAACTGGCGCACCCTGTGTAAAGGTCGCTCCAAATGTATTGACTATACATCCTCCAAATGTTCTTATAAAGTTACTACCAGTTGCCAGATTCTTGCTATCCTCTAATGTAAAACTCAATAATGAATTTGTGCTTCCTGCATATATAATATCATCACTATTTGTCTCAGTTATCATATGCGAACCTGCCGTTGCAAGTGCTCCTGAATCAACTTGTCCAACTGCAAATGCTAAAAACTTCCAATCCTGAGGAAAGTAAGTAAATGTTCCTGTATAGTCTATTGGACCATTAGCAAATGTATCAACATTTCTGTCTGTACTTCCTTGATACCTTATAGAAATGTTATTTGTTGTCTCATCATGTGATGCGTCCTGCACAAGACCAATCCACTGAGGCGTCCCTACATTGCTTCCTGTTGAATATGTATCTGGCTCATAGTAAAAGACTAACCGATTCTGGTCTGCTAAATATTTCACCATCTTTTATTGTTACCCCCTTTCATATTGTTAATCATAAGTTTTTTTCTTTTTTCTATTTCAAGATATTTTATTTTTATTCCTACCATTTTATACACAAATGAAAAGGTACGCAATTTCGCACACTTTCGATTTAACATTATCCTCACTCACATTCACTACACTATCTAAATTAAAATCGTGCAAATTCGCGCCAGTTATATCATCGCCGGTCAACTGATTTGTTCGTAAATAATCATAAATGCTATCAAACAACTCATCTCTCTCTTTTACATTCCTTGCCCATATTCTAATCTCAATTCCCAATCTCATTATCGTTCCTTCACTTCCCATACCAAGTGGTGCCTCTTGTCTACTTCCCATATCCATCACAGTTATAATTGGATATCTAACCTTTCTCCTCGGATACTCCGTCATAACAAATCTCTCAGGAAGACTCCTACTCAATGGATCTGTAATATTTGTATTGAGAGCATCACGAATGTAGTTTACTAAATCTGCTGTGAAAGTTGCCGAACGTATGCTTGTTATTGCCATTGTTTTCCTCGCTTGGATATTTGACTAATCGCTTTTAGTCAATATGATTAATAAACACAAATTTATAAAACAATAGTTATAAATAATATTA